ACACACAAGACGCATTCGCAAGGCAGTCAGCACAACTTCGTGCACAAGCGTTTGAGTCAGCGCAGGATCGTTCTCAACAGGCTGGCGAACTGTTTGGCAAGCTAGGATTGCAACAGGCAGCTCTGGGTGAGTCAGCGCAAGGAGCACAAGCCAGAGATGTACAGCTTCTTTCACAATTAGGTGGCATGGAACAGCAACAGCAGCAGGCTGAATTAGAGGCGCAGAGAGCAACAGATCTTGAACGCCAGTACGAACCGTATCAGCGTATCGGATTTATGTCCGACATTTTCCGTGGCGCACCATCTACAACCAGTACAATTCAATCAACTACGTCTCCAAGCCCTAGCACCCTGTCCCAGATTGGTGGTTTAGGCATGGGTATTGCTGGTCTGCAACAAGCTGGTGCGTTTGGTCAGGGCGGTATATTTGGCGGTTTGAGTAACCTGTTTGGGGGAGGCTCATGAGCGTATATAACCGCAAAATGTTCAAGCCGCGTAATGCTCGTAACGCTCTTAATATGTCTGCGGGTATTGCGCCTGTACAGAAGTTTCATGCTGGTGGTCCTGTTGGACACACGCATCCGCTTGCAAACAATCAGCAAGCCTTTTTTACTCCTCCTAGGAGTTCTGTCCCATCGAACATGCCAGCCATTGCTGCCGCTAGAAATGCTTCTCCCACACTTAACGCACGCATGAATGTTCTTCAGGGTCGTGGGACTTCTCCTTTGCGCCAAACCATGAACCCTGGATCAGGTACGATTAACTTAGATGAAAGCTCTTTGTCTGGTATTGGTTCTATTCTGTCTAGAAGCCCACAGCCAGAACAGAGTTTTAGACAGTTTTATGGCGGTGGGTTAAAGTCGATGGTTACTAATCCTAATCCTATGACTGTGGGGCAACAAACTAGAAGTGACTTAGCTGGAATGGCAGCAACCCCTGTGGATGCTGTAGTCGGCGGGGTTGCAAGCGGGATGGACGCTATTGGCGAACTTCTTTCTCCGCTTACAAGTCAAGCTCTTACTCCTGGCTTTGTTAATGCCGTGATAACTGGGAAGCAAGCGCTGCCAGACAGTGTAAAACAACAAATAAATAATAGAGAAATACCTGTTCCAAAGGCGCTTTCTGACGCCTTGTTATCAGGTAAGGTAGATCCAACAGGTGTTGATCTAGCTAAATTGTCTGGCTTCCAAACCAGTCAAGAAGTAGCAGATGTTGTAGAGATTATGAACGCGGCACCCGGATCACAGACTGTCGCTGTTGAAAGACCTGTGCCACCAGAAACAGAACTAGGTAGAGATCCAGGACCTGTCGAAGATGAGGCGATAGCGGCACTTGCTCCTCCACCTGGCACGGGCGATTTATCTCAAGATAGAATGTTTATGGGTGATGCTGACGCTCCTGTTAAACCTGTCCTACCAGAAACAGAACTAGGTAGAGATCCAGAACCTGTTGAACGAGATGCCGCCGCCACAACCGATTTATCTCAAAAAGAGATTGACCGTGTCATAAACAATGGCACTCAAGAAGAGAAACAAAGCACTCTGGATGGGTTTATTAAAGAGTTTATGGACAAGGCACCGGGGTACGAGGGTGCCGATAGCGGTTTGATACTTGCCAAAATTGGCTTTGCCATGGCAGCGGGTAAAAGCCCTCGAGCCATTGAAAATATCGCATCTGCCATGAGTGATGGCGCGGACATGTTGATTAAGGACAAGGCAAAGAAGGACGAGTTTAACCGTCAACTTAAACTATCTGCTATGCAGTATGGCTTTTCCGAAACTGGTAAAATCCGTGCGGAGGAAAGACTCACAGCACGAGATAATGCAAATGTCGCTGAGATGGTGGTTGGTAAAGGTGGAACCACATATAACGGCAGAGAGTATAAAGAGGGCGAGTCAGTCTTTATCGCTAAAGGTGATTTAAAGGCTGGGACTTTTCCTCCCAACATTCTTGGAACAGCCGCTCTTACTGCTATTAAAAATCAAGCCACTGCAAACGCCACTGCATTAAAAAATGCGTTGGATCGTAGAGCTATATCTCCTGAACAATACGATAAACAAATTGCCAAATATAACAAAGCAGTTACAAGCGCGATTGATGCTGAATCAGGAATATCACTTCTTGAAGGTGCTATGATTACCGTTACAGATGGTAACGTAACAGGTCTTAAAGGAGCCTTCCAAGATACCGTTAGAGCTGGCGGTGCTTTTTTAGGAATGGACTTGACTAAAACTTATGGCGATAAAACAGAAGTTCAGAATGCTATGAGAGCTGCACTTCAGGATGTTATTCCTGTAACTCTTGGTGCTACACAATCTGCTAACTCTATTTCAAACCGTGATGTTGATTTCTTAATTACAGCATATTTTGGTGAAGGTGCATTAAACGGTGGAAAATTAGCTTTTGCCACACAAACTGAATCAGAAATGGTACAAAGACTACAAAGAGCCGTTGGGAAAATGCGAAAAGCGCAAAAATCGGCTTTTTCAACAATGAAGACCACAGAAAAGTTTTTATCTCCTTTATATCAACCAGGCACAACGGACTCGGCGATAGGTATTTTATCAGAGGATCAAAGACGATTGCGAGATGCAGGACTAATGGCAGGAGGTGCCAAAGGCTCTGGAGTATATGTTGGAGGGCAACAGGTTATATCTTCCCTCGGAGCCACTAGAGGCGATGACGGAATCATTCGTTTTGATGTATAGGAACGCCTTATGGCTATTGTAAAAATTGAAAATCCTTTCACAAAGCAAGTAGAACAAATTGAAATTGCTGGTGATGACCCTACGCAAGCAGAACTTGACAAGACTCTTCAGTTTTTTCAATCTGAACAACCTACTGTTGGCGATGTTGATTTAGCCTCTGCAAGTGTAGAAGAAATTCGTGACTATGCTCGTCAGTCAAGGCTTGCTGGTGTAGATCCTGTTACAGGTGGTCAGATCACCGAAGACGAATACGTTAGCAAGTATAAAGAACCGGGGGTCGATTACCGCACTGGCTTAGATAGTGTTGCTGGGTTCTCGCGCTTTCAGTTCGGTCGCATGGACACAGACCAAGAGAAGTCCAACTACTTGAAGACAGTGGTGGGTGACGAGGGTTTCCGTGTAGATGCACTTGGTCGTCATATCCTGACACAGGACGGGCGTACTAAACTTGGCTTGGGTGAAGGCCGTGAGCTTGCGGTAGATGAAGAAGGCTTTTCGTTTAACGATGTAAAAGAGTTTGCTGGCGCAACAGCTCTACCGATTATTGCTGGCACAGGTGCCGCGATTGCCGCATCAGGTGTGGGTTTTGTTCCGGGTATGTTGATTGTGGGTGCCGCCACTGCTGGAGGCAAGTTGCTTGACGAAGGCCTTGAAGTTGCTGAAGGCTTACAGATGCAATCTCCTACAGACATTGTTCGTGACAGTGCCATAGAGGGTGCCTTTGGTATGTTTGGCGAAGGCGTGGGTCGAGGCATTTCCAAACTGTTTGGTCGCATCATCAAAGGTCCAGGGGGTGTGGAGAACGAGGCTTTGCGTGCACAGGCTCGTGAAGTAATTGCTAAAGGCTTCCGCCCTACGATTGCTGGTGCTACAGACGAAGCATTCCGTCCAGTCTTGAATCGTCTTCAGGCTGTTTATGAAGGTGTGTTTCCAAATCAAAAGGCGGCGATGCAGAACCTTGAACAGTCTCTAGCACAGATGCGTGCGTTTGGAATCGCGGACGATACAGCAATCAACAACCTTGATGAGATCGTAAAGCGTGACATCACAGACTTCTATGCTGGCGCAGATCAAAAGCTGGCTAACGCACAGATGCGTATGGACGATGCGGTCAAGGGTGAGATTAATCAGATCATGCGTAACCTCAAGGATGGCAAGACCATTCCTAAGAATCTTGATGAAATGATCCGTCAGCGTAAAGCCGTATTTGATGAGGACGTTGATCGCCTCTATACGATGGTTAATGACAAGTTGCGCGGTCAGAAAATTATTCCTGTTTCTGGTATTATCAAAGAACTTAACCGGCTAACAGAAGACAGTATTGCAGATATTGGAGCGACACGTTTTGCTGCACAGGTAAGAGGGTTAGGAGATGGAAAAGGAGGTGGCTTTGCTACTGCACAAGAACTATCTCGTATTCGTACAGGCTTGACTGATGCTTCTCGCAACCCGGCTCTTCTTAATGATGTCAACGTAGGTGCTCTTGGTTCTCTCAAGGCTTCTGTGAATCAAGCATTCACGGATGCAGAAATCACGCTTGCTCAAATGTCTACTAAAGGTTTGGATGATGCAGTCACTGAAGTTGGTGGGCCTACTATCATCAGACCGGATGGATTCAAAATGGATCTATCTACGGGTGAAGCAAGTGATGCGCTACGACTTTTAAATCGAACAAACGAGTTCTATAGAGACAGTGTTAGTAGATTTGATAACATCGTTGTTCAGGACATTATAAAGCAGACTAAGTCTGGTCAGATGAACATGAAGTTCGTGTTCGACAAGATTATACAAGAAGACAACCCAGAGGCACTAGATCAGTTGTTCAAGGCCATTCGTGGTGCTCCAACGGGGAAAGCCTTGGGTGCGGAAACCGGAATCGTGGATCTTGCGGAAGGTACACGAATATTAAAGTCTCGCAGGATTGGCAACCGAACCGTAGAACAGGCTTTAAAAGACGTTGCTGATTTACCTGCCGACAACCGTACTCGTATCATGGTTGAAAAAGCGGCTCGTGACATTGAAGCTGAAGCCGCCGAGCGTGCCACAATCCGTGGTACAGGAGCCGAGCAAGCTGAAGCTGTACGTCAAGGCTTGTCGAAGATGTATATACAGGAGCAAGTCAAACGCTCCTTGACCATCGACCCTGCTACAGGAGTCGAGGTCATCGACCCTATTAAGCTGGTAGCGAACATCCGGCAGAAGGGCACAACCGTAGACAAACTACTTGGCAATGATCTGAAGGGTGTCAATGATATCCTGACGGTTCTGGAACGAGGCAAGGCCAATCTTTCTCCAGGGATCATTCAACAGTTACAAAGCAAACCTCTTGGTCAGGCTCTGAAAGATTTACAGGCCGCAGAAGCACGGCGTGCAGGGGTGGACAGTAATGTTGTTCTCCGCACACTACAGTCAACAACCGATCCTGAAGTGATCGCACAGACTGTGTTCAGAAACCCTGCCTCAATACGAGAAGCACAGAAGTTTCTTGGCAATAAGGTTACCACGGTTAATGGTCGTGAAGTTCCAACCATGGAACTGGTACGCGATGCCGCCATGGGCAGAGTCCTGAAGCAAATCGGTGCCACAGTAGACGAGGCTGGTTCAATTCGTATGACGGATGACTTCGTTGAGTCATTCAAGTCAGGCAGGCTGGGCAACAAACTACAATCCGTTCTACGGTCATACGGTGACGAAACACTTAACACCATGTTTGGTAAGGGTGCCGCCGAAGGATTGAACGCCATGGCAGAGACTATGGTTCGTGCCTCTAACGCCTCGATTGCTGGCAAGGGTGGTCTTGCTGCACCAAACATCGCACTTGGTCTTGGTGTTGCCAGTTTGATTATGAACCCACTTGCTACACTGCCTACAGCGGCGGCGTTTAAGATAATGTCGGTTGCCCTTCGTAATCCAAAAGTATTGAAAATGATGATGGCTTCTCGTCAACCAAACAAAGTCAAAGACTTCCTGTCTGGTAAATTCAAGTCTAATGATCCGATTGCACAAGGGTTTCAAACCATGTGGCAGTTGACATCAGCGGCAACAGTTCAAGGCACACGCATGAGCGTAGAGCAAACGGCTGAAGAAGTACGTCCTGTAACGGCGGCGGCTAGACAGCAACTTGCTCCTGTAGCTAACCAAGCATTACAAACGGCACAAACAGCCATGACTCAGGCACCAAACGTACAGCCTGGTGGGGCTGGAACCGTTGGACAAGTATCACCAATCTTATTACCCGACCCTGCGACAGCCGCATTGGCGCAGAGTCTTGGAAGGACAACTCCATGAACAAAGATAAATTACGCGAAGAAATAGCCGAAGACGAGGGCTGTAAGTACGAAATATATCTTGACCATTTAGCTCTGCCAACGTGTGGTGTGGGTCACTTGATTACTGAGCATGATGAAGAACATGGCAAGCCAGTGGGCACAGTGGTCGAACAAGAGCGGGTGCGACAACTGTTTGCATTAGACGTTGCAGTAACGATAGATGAGTGCAAGGTGTTATACCCAGACTTTGATGACTTTGACGAAGAACTACAACATATATTGTGCAATATGATGTTCAACATGGGTCGACCTCGACTATCCAAGTTCAAAGGCATGAAGGCTGGCGTTGATGCTAAGGACTGGAACGCCGCAGCCGATGAGATGGTTGATTCCAGATGGTATACGCAGGTTCCGAACCGAGCTAGACGTTTGGTTGACCGGATGAGGGCGTTGGCTGACTAGCCAACTTCACCCCAGTTATTACCTAGTTCCTGATCTACCTTGCTCGGAACCTTCAATGGTGTACTAGTCTCCATGATCTCCGTGATTCTTGCGGCTTGCTCCTTGGACTCCACGTTGAAGCACAGTTCGTCATGCACTGTGAGTAGAGGCACCAGCCCTTCCTTATAGCATTCTGCCATAGCAACCTTGGTCTGATCTGCCGCCGAGCCTTGGATTAGCTTGTTCAAAGCCTTATAGGTGAACGCCCTTTTGAGTATATGACCGTATTCTTTCTCGGCCTCCTCGCGCTTCATAGGCTTGTTGTAGCCAAAAGTCTTAGGCTCCCACATATCAAATCGGCACAAGCGACCTGACATTGTCCGGATCTGCCCATTGATGCTGGCTCTTTGCGATACGAAGTCTGCCAGACCCTTAACAAACGGAACCTTCTCACGGTACTTAGCAAGAAGTGCTTTAGCTTCTTCTGGACTGATATCCATGGTATGCGCCAGCTTACCTACGCCCATACCGTACATAATCCCCAAGTTGACCGTTTTGGCTTGCTTACGAGTTATGGACGCCAAGTCTGCAACCATCTGATGGAAGTCCGCATTGCCTTTGTGATACTCCGCCACAACGCTATCAATGATAGGATGCCGCTGGTCTTCTGGTAAGGATGCGCAATAATGCACCAAGAGTCTTGGCTCTTGGCTTGAGTAGTCAAAGCTACCCCACTTGCACCCTTCGTCTGGAATAAACAGACCTCGGATCATGGCTTTAATCTCTGGGTCACGGGCTGGGATTTGCTGGAGATTTGGATTGCTGGACGAAAAGCGCCCAGTTACGGTTCCGCCATCGTCAGAGCGGAGTTGATGAAACTCGCAGTGTATACGTCCGTTATGTGCAAACTTCAGAATGTTGTCGATAAACGTATTGCTGGCCTTGTCTAATTCACGCAAACGCAGGATCTTCGCCGCGACAGGATGTGGACTAGCTTGCAGGAACGCTTTGGTAAAGGACGGCTGGCCATTGTTTTCTGTCTTGTTGTAGTACAGACCATGATGATCAAAGACGGCGGCAACGCTTTTAGCTACCCACGGTTCTACATCCACGCCTGTCTCATGCTTGAGATCTGAGACTAAATCTTTCTTGAGTCCAATCAGTTTCTTCTTTGCGGCCTCGGCGCCGTCAATATTCACCTTCACGCCCTTCTCGCGCATATCCAACAGAACTGGTATGAGAGATGTTTCTAGCTTGAACACATCCATGAGGCTCTGCTTTTTTATATCTACCTTCATAGTGTTCCATAGCTTCAAGGTAAGCTCGGCATCCTTCTCGGCATACGCCCCCACGAACCGTGAGTTTAATCGCCACATCTCTGCCTTGGGATCAAAGCCATGATCTGCCGCAGCGGCACGCAAGGTCTTCTCGTTCTTACGCTCATCAAGGTAGTCCTTCGCCAAGTTGTTAAGGCTGTAGCTAAACCGGTTCTCATTTAACAGTGGCGCGGCTACCATGGTGTCGATAATCGTGCCTTGAATCTTGACCCCCGCCCACCGGAGCCAACCGGCGTCATAGGTTGCATTATGCATAACCTTTGGTATGTCAGGCGTAGCAAGCTGATCGGCTAGCCACTTCATGACTTTCTTCTGAGGGATGTTGCCCCCACCCTCATGCGCAATGGGGTAGTAGCCTACGAAATCGCCGGCTGCGATAGCCACGCCCACAATGAAACCGTCACCACGCGCCCACCCTGGACCTAATGTTGTCAGATTCGGATCGCTTGTCTCAAGGTCGATTGCAATAGACTGGCTGTTTCGCAGATCAGGAAACACCTCCGGTGGCACCCAATCCTTCTCGATGGTATCCAGATCCAGCCTATGTAGGAACGTAATCTGACTACTTTCCTTTGCCATCTACTTCCCCTCCGAGGCTAGCGTATCCAGCGATATCTACCCATGAATCCTCATGTGTTGGTGTGACTATGAGTCTAGCAAGTTTTAGCGCCGTAAGACACTGATAAACTTGAGAAACAGACACTTCCTTGTCTAGTATGACAGACCATAACTGAGCCACGCGCTCGTGGTTTTCGTATGCATCGCCGTAGTCCTTGGCTCTCGGACCATTGACTAGGTCTTTGGCTGTATCAAGTAATTTATCTCTTTTCATATCACATACCTATATTTTGCGTGGGAATCGACAATGTGCAAATTGTGTCGTGCTCTGGTCACGGCGGTGTAAAAGACGCGGTGCTCATCATCCTGATCTGGAGCATTGACCGCAGGGTATGACGAGTCAGTTAACAACAAGATGTTGTCATCCTCGCCGCCCTTCATCCGGTGGATGGTTGACAGATTGATGCGAGGCTTAGTCAGATCCTCACCCCTCCGGCGCACAGCGCCCATATAACGTATATCCTCTAGGGACATGTTAACCACAACCTCTGGTCTTGCGTCCTGCGGGGCAATCATCCCATGCTCGGCAACAAGATTGTCGTAGTTGTGGAACCCCTGCGGATCTACCGCATCAAAGGTTTTGGTCGCAGCGCGTTTAAGTAGCGCCCTTTCACCCTGCTTTGGCATAAATGTATAGAGCTTCTTTACGTCATTCACGCTTGCTGTCTCGCCTCTGGCCAGCCGTTGCCAGATATCCATAGCTTCAAGCAGTTCAGGAGAGATCATGGAATGACCAAAGCGTTCAAACAAATAACCGTCTTCGCGTAAAGAATGGTGAATTGAGTTCAAGGCTTTGTTGGTTCTAGCCATAATAGTCCACGAACCTTCATCAATATTCACATCGTACCAATTCATGTGAAAATCCACGGCACCATCTTCATCTCTTGGTTGCCAGTCCTTTTCCTGACGAGTGCCTATCCGGTTAACCAGATGATTGGCTAGCCGGTACACGCTTCTTGGTACACGATAACTTTTGTCAAGAACTACCTTGTTGTCACAAGCATTCATAAAACTGTGCAGATCCACGCCGTTCCAACGATGAATACACTGATCATCGTCCCCCGCGTAATACACACGGCTGGCTCTCTCCTTGAGTATCGCTACCTGCTTCCATTGTAGCGGAGTCAGATCCTGCGCTTCGTCAACAATAAGAACATCCAAGACAGGACTGGTGCCTTGCCTTACGAACAACTCAACCATGTCCGTGTAATCAAACTTACCGTTGTCTGACTTGTACGCCGCATAAACTTGATCCACGCGCTTGACCATCGACCAATGCAGATCATAGTCACCCCTGTCGTTGTACTCCTGTTCCATGCTAATACAGCGCAACTTGGCACGGCTGATTACTTCCAAATACCGATTGCCCTCCTTCATAGACAAAGGCACCATACCCTCTTCCATGATTTCAGCGGTACTCCGGTCAAACGCCATGCCCAAGATCTCGCCCAACTGACGAAAATCCGCCGGTTGAACCGTCTCTCTTGTCTCCATGCCTAGCCAGTTAAAGCCTATGGAATGTAGTGTCTTGAACCACGGCACATCCTTTTCGGTGAGCTGTAACTCACTGCCCACACGCTCTCGCGCCTCTTGTATGGATTTACGAGAGAACGACACGAAGCCGATCCTGTCAGGAGGAGTGCCACCAGCAAGTTCCTTCCGTACAATATCAATCATCGTATGCGTCTTACCGCAACCAGGTGGCCCAAAGATTAGCGTCTCATTAGCCATCAGTTTTCTCGCGTGGACGAGATTCAAGCCACTGCTCGACCTCTGTGCGTAGCCATCTCATTGTACTGTTCTTTTCCGTCTCCGGACCTAGTACAACTGGTTTAGGAAAATGACCTTCTTCTACCCATCTGTAGACGGTAGAACGAGCCACACCTAACCATTCGACAACCTCACCCACTTTGAGATACCGTTCATCAGAATGGTATGTCATTTAACTTCTCCTCTGTTGGTAGTTCCATTTCATCATTGTCAAACTCCGGCACAAACCAGACGCGAAGATTCTTCCATTGACCTGTATCTTCGTCTTTAAACTTGTATGTGGTGTTACATTCATTCCCACCGTTCATATCTTTTAGGCGTTGCTGTACCTGTGGACGTTTAAGTTCACGGAACCCACGATTGCGTAAGAACTCCATAAGACCCTTAATCGTGAACATGGTCAGATCACTTTCTGTCCAAGGCTTGCCAATCGCCATCTCCTGTGGGGACTTGGCTCTAATACGACTGGTGCAATACACCTCTACAAGTTCTTCAAACTGACCTTTAATCGTCAGTTCTTTCGGCACCTCGATATGCGTGGCACTCTCAAGCAAGCCGTTCACATAACCCTGCCAATCCGGCGCCTTCATTATGGGCGGCATAACATCCAACTGCTCCATACAGGCTCTTTGAAACTGCAACGGCATCTGTAACTGTTCGGTGGATAACTCCAGCCGTTTGCCATCGAGATCAAGGAAGTAGAGCCTTGGCTCCGACTTCTGGATAGTCAGGCCAGTGATCCCCGGCATAGACCCATTCTTGCCTATACCAAACTTGGCTTGGCGGCAGGCCGCTTTATCACAATGACTGCCCATAGGCTCGTCTTTACAGAGGTAACCATATTCTTTTTTCTTATGTCCTTGCTGTATGGTAACAATCTCATTAGCTGGCAGAGATGGCTTGCAATACTTCTGGTTCCACTTCTCCAGCGTGGTTTCCCACGAGTCCGGATGCATCATCTTGGCGGTTACCGCAGCATGGAACATGACCTTATTTCTGGTTCCGTCCGGCACCGAGGTAGCAAACATAATCCGCAGACATGGTGGCATCTCCCGCAACTCATCGTCATCACTAGAGAACTCCAGCTTGCGCAGATCCTCCAATGTACATTTAATCTTGTCTACCTGATTTAAAAACTCCTCAAGTGATAGGTCATCACCCTTATTGTTTATCGCATAACGTAATGTATTCTCTGCCTCAAAGTACGGCAGGTTGATAAAGTTACCCACATCCCCACGCTCGGCAAGAATCTTGTTCTGCTTTGGAAACACTTCACATCCACCAAAGCCAAGCACCGCAGCGAACTCCGTAAGGTGATCACGCATATCGGTTGCACTAATCCAATCCTGCATAAACAAGAATAGATGCGCTCCGCCTGATTTTGATCGGCAAACAACTAGCGGTAGCTTAAAACGGCGGCACTTCTTCAATATCTCAACGTGATCGACTGGGTATGTGTCGATATCCAATGCACCAAATTTGCACATGTTCTGGTCGTTAATCGGTATTGATCCAACTCCATGTCCACCTTCTAAGTGAGCCGCCACCAATGTCTTGGTTAGTGGCTCTCGGACAATGAAACTCTTTGCCTCTGTCTTTCCGTTCTTCCTTACGCTTCCTACCGTTGTTTGACCGTGTGCTACGCTGGAGCCTTCAAAGGCCGCAGCGAAACGATCAACTAAACTCATTACTCGCTCCGCAAAAAGAGGGGGAGGCGAACCTCCCCCAAGTCACTAAAATGGGATATC